GCCACGAAGCAGAAGAAACCGAAGAGTATGGGCTTTTTTAGTCGCTAGTTAGCGAGCTAGAAAGAGTAAAGTTAGCGAGGAGAAAGTTGAAAGGCCTGGCGTAGGTTGGGTAGAGCGAAGCGAAGCGAAACCCAACACATCACAGAGCTATCAGCTTTCAGCCGTCAGCGTTCAGCCGCGCGGTATGGGTGTTTAGTGCTGCGTCTTCCTCTGCCGGAGGTTCTAGGTTCTAGGCAAAGTGTACTTGTTGGAATGGCTTTAGCCATGAATGTGTTTGTTCTGGTCTAGATTCGGCACTGAAGTGCCTCCTACAGGGGTTGTTTTGCTAAGGGTGACTCTGTACTAAAAAACCCCGCAGTTCAGCTGATGTCTGATGGCTGAAAGCTGACAGCTCCAAACTGATGCAAGCCGCGAAAACTCGCGGTAGAAAATCGCGAAAAATGCGAAAACTCAGCATTTCACTATTTTGAAGGCTCTTTCAGTATTCCAAAGAAAAAAGCAGCTAATAAAAGCTGCTCTATATAATGTATAACTTATTATGTTAAGTAGGCGCTAAACTATCATCGTCTAGATAAACCCTTTCATCGTAGCGCTCAGCTGTCACTTTTACTCTATCTGTTGATGAAGGTTTGATATCTGATATAAGAACGTTGTTACACCATCGGCTAGTAATGCCAAACATAAATAAAGGTGGCTCTATTGAGCCATCGAAGACAGGCTCAAAGTCTAGCGCTTCATTTATAACAACTTCATTGCTTGTTGAACCTATTGATGCTGTATAAGGACCTGATAATGTACCGTCTGGTTTTCTAAGAGCCAATACATGTGACTGACCACTTTGCCATTTTAGTTCTACATTTACATATACTGAGTTACCAATAATGTACTCAACAACTCCTGACTGTTCGTAGCCTGGTATATCATCAGCTAGTGCACAGAAATCAAGATAACTCGAATTAAGTGCATCCATTTCAGTTGTGAAGTTAAAAGTAGTTCGACGGTATCGGCGAGTTCGACGCTCACGCATACCATATTGATAAGCTTTATCTCTGTTTGTAATTCCAAATGCACGGATCTTATCTGGGTTGATACCCAAGTCACCTGGTAGCAAACAAAGCACTGTTTCAGACTTCCAAGTAACAGGGCTAAAGTATTCGACTTCAATACCATCATGCTCATCATCATCGATTAGCTTTATATCTCTTTCTAATAGTCCGATATAGTTATCAGGCTGATACATATGTTTGTGTATCGTGCGTGGTTGGTCACGAACAGGTAAAATCTTACCGTAATCTAATACAGGTTTTGCAAAGCCTGGTGCTAAAACTCTTTTTAGAACTGCAAATAATGTACTGCCAGTATCGAACACGGCATTAAATTTATCACCACGGTTATGCCAAATAGTATGCAGTGCCTCTAATTCATCTAACCCTATTTTATCTTGGCTATGTCCGGCGCTTTGAATCACGTGCGCAAAGAAAGGAGCAATATCAGTCGTTGGCCTTGGCTCACTCCACACACCATTTTCATAGACAGGCAAAATTCGTGTTGGTATCACATTAAACTTGTTTTCTGCAGAACCAGCTAACGCATTTGTACCACGAATTTTTACTGCAATCGTTGTTGCCCCTGGATAACTAGTAGCACTAGTTAATTCAGCTTTTAAACCAGTCCAATAAATATCATCATATATACGTGTATCATCTGTCGCAGCAGTCACACGCTTTACCCTGACTTCAGGTCTTATATATAGTGGCAAGTCTATTGGAACCGTAAAACCCAACTGATCATTAGTAGAATTTGAAAATACTTCGTCATCTATTGGTGTCCACTCATCATCACCGGCATTTCTATATTCAATACGTACAGTAACAGTACGAACTAAAAAGTTACCGTCATCATCTAGCTCACCTAGGCCTTGCGGAAATAAGAAATCAAGCCATAACTTGTTGGTCAATTCACCATCTGGACACGCAAAATAAGGCCCGTTAAACTGCCCATCACCACCGCCATCTTCAACTTCAACGGTTGCATTTGAGTTAATTTCAGATACGAAATCAGTCCAACTAGGATCATCCTGAAATTGGCCATCAACTTTATTAACCTGGTTGCCATTAACATTAAGGTTCAAGATTTCATAGTAGCCATCATTTAGGCCATCAACTGAGTTTGATACTGTAATTATTTCACCGACTTGAAAAGGTAAAGGTGTTTTATGTGTGAAGCTACCAATTTCAGGTTCATATTCGGTTTTGTAAACAATAATTTCATCACCACCAAACGTATATGAATAGGTTCCATTTATACCACCAGTGCTAGTTACTCGGCCTTTTAGTTCAATACCCGAACTACCCGAAGTTGAGCCTACTTCACTTGAGGTGTAAACATTTCTATGAGCTTCATGCCCTGAAACATCTTCGCCTGGTTCAAAAACCTGACAATCAATATCACCCACATATCGGTTTATTGGTGTGTTAGCTATTAAAATATTCTCATCTAATATTTCGTAACTGCCTTTACCTACGCACAACATTAAATAAAGCCATTGCTCATTATTAATGTATTCTTTGCGGGGCATAGTTAAGTAATCAGGAAACACCTTATGATGGCCAGCGTTCTCTGGGATAACTCCCATAAGCTTTGGTTTATTTCCCTGAGTATTAACATCATAAATAGAGCTGCCATCTGGCGTAGTGCTGTTGTAATTATCAGGAATTTGGTTAGTCGCGTAAATTGCTACACCAACGGCAATAACAGCAATAATTGCATATGCGATAGCTTCAGCGCCTTTACCTTCAACAATTAGTTTTACGTCATCACCCGGATTAAAAGTTGTGGCCTTAAATTCATTGGGCTTAACTTCTCTACTATTAATAAAAGCACTGAAAAGTGGAGTATCTGACTCAACATAATCAGGCACGTTTGAAACAAGCCATTGGTGCAATGTTTCGCCTACATTACCTTTGCAAGGCTCAAATAGTGAAAGGTCTAGCTTGTTAGGATATACATTTATATCAACCTGCGTATTCATACACTTTAACCTCACTAAAAAGCCTTTTAAAAACACTCACTCTAACAAACGACGCTCCATGCTTTTTACATGTATGTAGAACATGAATTTCGCCATCTACGTCAACACACACTCCCATATGCACGAGGTTGCACCCTGTAAAACCGCATATCACCGCACCTGGCTTTACAGCGCATAGCTCAAATTCTTCAGCTAACAATGAATATGCACCTGTGAATTCTGCTTTATGCTCGGAACGAACATGGCCAAAAGATGTAAAAAGCGGGAGGTTATATATATGATGAAGAACTAGACGTGTTAAACCCCAACAATCTAATCCCTTCATCGTTCTGCCACCTTCAACATATGGGACAGTTTTATAATCATTAAGATGGTTCATAATTAACTAAAGTACTTTAAGCCTGGAGCAAAATCTGGTGTGTATCGATCAGTTGGCCATGCTGCATTTACCAAGTCATTGAACGATGCAACAACATTAACTCTTAACGCATTAGCTTTAACGCTAACAGCTGTCATCTCAAGAGGTCGTTCGTCTGGTTCGTCTAAATAACTAGCCGCATAAACACGGTAAGTAACCTTTATTTTTTCACCCGCTTCAAATGCAGTCTCAACAACCTGCAAGGATTCACCCGTGATATTATCTAGTTGAAACTGTAGGTCTTGACGGCCTTTGACCGAACGTTCCGGTAAAGAAATCCCTAAAGCACACGCTTCATACAAGACCATTTCACCGCCTTCTATACCTGCAGTGACATTTTCAAATTCACTGCAAATACGTCTCACCCCAAATGAAGGTGCTTCCAACTGTAAAGTATGAATAGCAACGTCATTTGAGGCACTGGCGTATAGGGTTTGGAGTACTTCAGACATTTAAGTCACCAAATTCCCGTTATCAACATTGATTGAGCCAGAACCAGCGCCTTTGACAATTGCTGAGTCTTTATCGGTACAATTTTTAATATTTACAACTGACGAGTCATACTCAGCATTGTAAGCACCTCTAACACTCCGAACTGTATGGCAATTAATGGCTGTTGTTGTGCAATCTGGCTGGGAGGCAGCAAAACCTATAATGTCATCATAAGATGTACAGCCTATACAAAGCATTTGAGTTCCTATGCCGCCCTCTTTAACATCAGTGCTGCCGACGGTTGCAAAACCTTCTCCTGCGGTACGAGTAGTAAGGTTTCTATACCTAACACCATTTTGGCGAGTGATACCGTTGTAAACGGTAACATGAGCGCCATACGAAGTGGCTATACCCCGATCACCGTTATACTCCCATAAACCACCAATATAAGTGCCTTCACAACGCTCATGACAAGAGTCACCATCATCATAGTTGTCATGTGAATAACTATCAAAAGATACGATTGTTGAGGCAGGTAAAACACTCTCTCCCGGAATAAGAGGCTCAGAGAACAAGTTGTTGTGCGTGTTCGTTCCGTCATTAGCAGAACCTGCTGCTTCACAACGGTATTCTAAACCCGTTGTGCTATCTCTTCGTATCCCATCTGAGGGTGAGCCTATAACTACACAATCTGTGGCTTCATACTTCGCTAAATCTGAAAAATCGGCCATACCATATTTAACGGTAATACCTTGAATGGAGAGCTTACAATACTTATTTGTAGCTGATACAACCCCTCTACCAGAAGGTATGTAATAGCTATGAGTAGATGGCGGTGCGCCATCTGTTGTAGTTATATATAGGCTGTCATTATCAAAGTCATAAAACCACATTGGTGAATCTGAAGATTCCATATGTTCTAATGAATTAGCTTTCCATAACCGGTGGCTTGGCAGTCTGTACTTTCTACCCCGATGTAATGGGTGGCGTTCGCTATCATCAATTAAACCTTCAGGTGTATCATCTTCATAAATGAATATCGATGGAGCGGTGCCTATATGTTGAGTTCTCCAGATTTTATTTGAGCCATCCGCTAAAACAAAATCAGTTTCGATTTCTTCACCCATCTTAATAACAACATTAGATAATGGCTTTGTAATAACCTCTAATGAATTGAAATTTGAGCAATTTACTGCAGCCTCTTTACCATATGTACCATCAAGATAATAAACTCGGCCATTCTTACCAAGCAATTTAGATGCTTGAGAAAATGACTTCAACGGAGCGCCTAAGCTACCATCATTAGTATCATCACCATCCGGTGATAGATATACAATAGACAACTCATCATCACGAAGAGTTGGTTCAACCATATTAAAAACCTGTGATGTACTAGTTACAGGGTATCTTGATAAGATTAAGTCTTTAAACTTAGCTGAACCGCTTCCATTGACTGGCCAAAGAACAAATCGAAACTGCACTTTTTTACAGCCGTTAGGAATAACCAACTGGGTATCAACTGACTGCCATTTTGACAAGCTATTTAAACTATTTTTAAATATTTGTCGGGTGTCCGGTATTTCATCGTTGTTAACATCTAAATAAAGCACCCCTATTTCAGCTCCATTTTGTATATCAGAGCTAAATAGGCCATGAAGGTAAGGTTTTGAGTTAGGGCTTAAGATTCCTACCGAATCAACATAATAACGGCGAACAAGATCATCAGAGCTAAGCGCTAAAACTAAAGAGCCTTGCGGATCTTTACTGTCTTGCTCTACGATGCCAGCCCTGTCTGCACTGATGCTGCCCATTTTATTACCCTGCCAATATGGATCAGGCCAATAATTTGCTATTTGAGGCATAGGAACACAGAACGATGAAGCAACACCTGGTCTTATCCAAGGTTCACCATA